TCTGTCCATTTCCTATAAACTCCCACGTTGCATAGTACGTTTCGTTGTTATCATCTTTTTTAAAGCTTATATTGTTTAAACCGAATGTACTTGATGGAACCTGTTTTATTGTAGCAATCGAATTAACAACCGACCACCAGCCATGTGTATCGTCGTGATATAATCCTGTATGCTTCATATCAACCTGACCATGATCTACCCACCACCAGCCTTGATCATTTTGCACAAATTTACAAGCTGACATGTCTATCTTTGAGTTATATACATACCACCAGCCGTGTGTTGAATCGTGATATAATCCTGCGTGTTTCAGATCAACCTGACCTTTATCTACCCAGAACCAATCCTTTCCATATTGCACGAATTTGCTGGCGGACATGTCAATCTTTGAATTCTTGGCATACCACCAGCCATGTGACGAATCATGATATAATCCGGTGTGCTTAAAATCAACCTGCCCATGGTCTACCCAGAACCAACCTTGATCATTTTGTACAAACTTGCAGGCCGAAAAATCAACCTGCGAGTTATACACATACCACCAGCCATGAGTGGAGTCATTATATAGACCGGCGTGTTCTTGATCTACATATCCTTTCTCTACCCAGAACCAGTTTTTTCCATTCTGAGCGAATCCTGTGAACGAGAAATTAACTTTTCCCTTTTCTACATAAAACCAACCGCTTTTATTCTGTGCAAGTCCTGTGAAACTTGTATCTATTTTGTCATCAGTATAATAATACCAATTACCATCGCTTGCGGCGCTATTCGCTAATCCGCTCATATGGTTCACCTCCTTTTATGTCATTGTGAATTAGCGATATTATGACCGCTTTCCTATCCGTATAGCTCTTACCAATGTTTCAATAGCATCTGATACTTCGCTTCCGTTATCGTATGTAACACCATTGATTGTATAAGAGTTGTTGTTTATGTTTCCTATATCTTTACGTAACTTGTCGATTGCTGTTACAACATCTTCATTTCCACCATTTTGATGTTTTCGGTTCATAGCAACATTAATAACTCCGGCTTCTGCTCGAAGCGCAACAAGTGGATCTGTTCCAAATATTCCATTGATTGCAGACGATTTACTGTTTATATCGCTTAAGTCTACCACCGGCTTAATTACGGGCGATACATCTATGTCTCCATCAACAATACTTGCTATTACTGCCAAAGCGTTTTTGGAGTTGCTTATGGCAGTCTTTGCCATATCAATAGATGAGTTCGAAACTTTCTTCGTCCAATCTTTTATACCTAAAGCCATTCCTGCTGGTATATACCTACCAATCTGCCTAAATTTTCGGGATGGGGAATGTATAGCCAGTGTTGCTCGAGCGGCATTCATTGCAACTTCAGCGGCAACTGTGGCGGCAGCTTTAACTCTGAAAGAATTATCATTTATTCCCTCTGCTAATCCGCGTGCTATATATTTTCCGCTATTATAGAAACTAAAGTAATTGCCATTGATCACGTTTACAGCTGCCACCATTAAAGTACTCATAGTTGTGGTGACATATTTCATGCCATTACTGATGCCGGATGCTATTCCGGACACGATAGTTGTTCCGTATGTGATAGCCTTTGTCTTCTCTGCGCTTGTAACCTTAACTGTTTCATTGATAAGCTTCTTAATTCCGTTAGAAGCTAATGATTTGTTATTTGAAATTCCATCGACAATATATTGAAGAAGCGTTTTTCCAGCAGCGTTAGCGTCTGATTTGGAATCCTTAAACGAATTAATGAGGTTTGATGCCCCGCTCTTACCAATGTCCTTAAGTTTTTCAGCAAAGGTCGCCATTCCACTTGTATCGACTGATGCTAATTCGTCCGCTACACTGTTTAACGTTTCAGCCATGTTACTTAATACAGAGAAATCTGTGTTTCCGACATCCTTAGCCATATCGATAATAGACGTACAGGCGTCCATCGTTTCCTGAATATCTTTTGCACTTATTCCTTCTTCAATAGCTGTTGAGAAGTTTCCGAGTGCACTACCTATGTCTACTAAATCACATGAGAACACATCATTTAATATAGTAAGTCCGCCGAATTCATCGTCTTTTATAGATGTAGCAAAATTTGTAACTTTCTTTATTACATCGATTGCTGCGTCTATGTCTTCTTTATTTAAATTGCCAGACACAACATCTGAGAAGTCTACCATGGATGAGCCGAATGCAGAAAGTTTCTCTCCGAAAGTATCTATATCGTTATCGCCTGCAAAGAACCCAGCAACACCGCCAGAATTTGGAATCGTATCAGCAACAGTAGCCATTATTTTACCAGCATTTGCTGCGGCTGTTATGGCACTTTCATTGATAGTGCTACTTGAAACCTCTTTAGCAAATGCCATAATACATTCGCCATATGTTTTAAGCTTCTCTCCAAAATCATCTATGTCATTCTCGCCTGCAAAGAAACCTGCCGCTCCTCCTGAGTTTGGCACGACTTTAGCCATCTCGGCCATGATCTTACCAGCGTTTGCAGCTGCTGTAACTGCTTCCTCGTTGATTGTATTTGTTGAAACTGTCTTTGAAAACTGCATTATGCAATTACCAAAGACCTGTAGTTTCCTTCCAAAATCATCTATGTCATTCTCACCAGCGAAGAAACCTGCTACACCTCCTGAGTTAGGTATGACCTTAGCCATTTCTGCCATTACTTTTCCGGCATTTGCTGCGGCTGTAACTGCTTCGTTATCTATATTTCCTGATACTATATCAGAGAACTCTACCATAGCGTTTCCGAATGGTATAAGTTTCTCTCCGAATTTGTCTATCGATGACCCGCCAGTTATGAATGAAGTGATTCCATCTAACAAATCGGCAGCTGTTATAATGAGAACAGTCTTAGCTAACGCATTAACCCCGTCCATTGATCCCGGCATTATAATTGCGGCTCCAGCTATGAATGGCAAGAGATTCGTCATAAACTGTGAAAGTTGAGTTCCAAGATCCGGCAAAGATGAACCTATAGACAGTATATTAGCAATACCCGAAACAAAGTTTGCAGCCGTGAGTAACAATATTGCTCCCGTGAGTGAACCCACGCTTGATATCAGATCTAAAGCGTCTATGGATTTTATTCCATCTAAGAACGGCTCGAGATTCTCAATGAATAGTGAAAGGTTTGTTGCTATTTCTGGTAAACCTGAAGATATACCAGCGGCTGCTCCGCCTATAATACTTCCCACGAAATCGCCTATCGCATATCCTATTTGAGCCAGTACTGCTCCGCCAGATTTCATAAGTTCAGAAACACCTGGGATTTGTGTAAGGGCTCCTAATGCTGCGAGGACACCTGCCATTATTCCTATAAATGCTGCTAATCCTGTGGCACCACTTATTGCTGCCGGTGCTGGAACAAGACTTGTTACTACCATTGCTGCAGTTATGGATAATAGCAATAACGACAAAGCTTTTGCGGACTCCATTGCACTTCCTACTGGCAATGACGATAAAGCATATAAGCATACACTTAAGACTGCTACCACTGCTGTCATCATTCCCGCACCTATAATTGCCGTTGGTGCTATACCTGCAGTTGCTGATATAATTGCCATTGACGCAGCCATAGATATCATAAGGATTGACAGTGATGCGGCTGCGGCTAATGTGTTTGTGATTGGCAACTGAGCAAGTGCGTATATACATACTGACAGGATTGCTATAACACCTGCCATTATTCCGACAGTAACTACGGATGATTTTATATTACTTCCCGCTTTTTCAATTACGGCGAACATTCCCATAAGTGCCACCATGCAAGCTGATACTATCACTAATTTATCAAGCGGGATTAGAGACAGTGCTGCTACTGCAAGTGCTATTACTGCAATTGCAGAAGCCATGGCTATTATGCTGCCTTTACAATCTTCCGCACCTTTTGTAGCCAATATCATTGCACCTATAATTAATCCAAATACGTATACAGCCCCAACTCCTTTTATTAACTGTGGTAAACTAAGCATTCCTAATAGTGCACAAGTACCAGCCATTAATGCAATAGCTACTGATGTCGCCAATACTGTCGCTGCTACTTTTCCGAGTTTTTGATCATCAGCAATAGTTGTTGCCTTGACTAAAAGAAAAATGAATCCTGCAAATGCCACTGCGAATATTCCGCCAGCTATTGCTTCTGGTATAGATAGCAAACTTACTAATTTCATAACACCTACCATGAGTGCCATTGACACTGTGACCGATAATAATACAGAAGATAATCCTTTTAAGCTTCCTTTATTTATGTTACCTACTATAGTTAGAATTCCTAAAAATACAGCAAATCCAGCGGCAAAAGCTATACCTTTTCCAATTTCAGGCCATGTCAATTTTCCTATTAGTTTCACCACTAAAGCTAGTATTCCCATAGCTATTGATATTTTAATTAAAGAATTGCCGAGTCCTTCAATATTTCCATCAGTACAAGCACCATTTAATTTAGATAATACAAATATAAATGCTAAAAATGCGACTGCAAAACCAGCACCCTTTAAAGCTTCATCTTTATTAAATGTTCCTGCAATTTTAACAACGACCGCCATTATTGCCATGGCAGCAGCCATCTTGAGCATCATTTTTCCAAAGTTATCAATTTCTTTTGTTCCAACTATTTTTTCTATGACACCAAATAAACCTGTAACTAATACTATCGAACCAACGCAGGCAGCTAATCCTATCATTCCTTGTTTAAATTGGTCAGCATCGAGTTTGCCTAATATTTTTGCAGACTCCGCAATTAAAAGAGTTGCTACTCCTATCTGCATCAGGCAGTTCTTCATGCCCTTTATGTCTATACCATCTTTACTTATAGACGTCGATGACTGTGATAACTTCGAAACAACAGCCGCCAAAACAGCCATGACTAATACCATAACTGAAATCGATATGGTTGCTCGCTTTAAACTTTCAACATCAATATTTGATAATACATAAATAGATGCAGCCAAAATACCTACGGATATTGCGAGGTCTTTGATTCCTTCTGTTTGTTTCTTAAAAGCCTCTGCTTTTAAAACTTTCGAAAAACTTTTAATAGCTTTAGAAGTATTCTTTAGTATTCTTTGTATGTTCTTTCCAGATTGTTCTACTATTTCATTTGCGGACTCAAGAATTTCTCCAATGCCTGCAAATGGCTCCGAAAAGTTTTCCATAATATCCAATGTTTTTTTTACAGCATATGTCAAACCAGCTGTCGTGCCGAATAACATTGCTTTGCCCCATGGCAAATTTCGCACATTATCAAGTAACATTCCAGCAACGTCTGATACAGCATCTATTGCAGCACCTGCGCCGTCCTTAATTCCGTTCACGAATCCTTCTATTGTAAATGATCCAATACTATACATTTCCTTAGATGGCGAATGTATGCCTAAAACACCTTTTATAGCATTCAAGACATCTGTTCCTATTTGGATTAACACTTTAGGAATTCCTTTAGCCTTGTCAACTATCCCATTTTGAAATCCTTCAATCACGTATTCACCAATCTCTCGGAGATCGATATTTTCTAATTTATCAAAGAACGGCTTTAATGCTGGGGCATTTCTAAGGATGCTAAACAATTTCTTAAGCCATCCCCATCCAGTACGTGCTCCATTAGAAATAGCATTTATTGCCTTTCCTAATTTTTCAATAGCACTTATTTCTATTTTTTCCCAGTCAATATCCTTTATCTTTTCCAGAGCAGATTGAACTTGCGGCATCGATACAAAGTACTCGTAAAATTTCTTCATATGGCTTACTACGAATTTTATACCATCGCCAAGCTTACTCATTCCAGTAGCCGCTAAGGCGTTCTTCGTGATTAAGTCATGAATTTTTACTATAAGATCTCCCAGATTTGCCGTGAGATCCAAGACATCCATATCGAATAGTCCTAACACATATGTCAATGCTTTAAACGCAAGCTTTATTCCGCCACCGGTTATTGTCGTTATCAGGTCTAAGATTGTGAACAATCCTTTAAATGTTCGTCGTAACTTATCAGCGTCTTCGTCTGTAACCTTAAACTGCTTTGTAAGGTCATCAAATCTCTTTATAGCACTATATAGATCATCAGATGACGTAGGCGTAAATGTTTCATGCCACGCTTTCCCTATCGCTGAGAACGTGTTTACTATGCTTTCACCAATATTTTTAAATCCATCTATAAGAAGTTCTCTGCCAGACTTTCTTTCTGCATTTTCTTTAAATAATTCAGAAATGGACTTACCTGTTTTATCAGACTGGTCTTTCAAATCATGAAGACTGCTGATTTCAGCATTTGTAAGATTGAGATTCCTAAGTTCTTCGTCTGACATATTTGCCAGTGATTCTATAGTCTTCGCCTGACTATCTACGACATCACTTTGTGATTCAGCATAATCTGAATTATATCTTGTAGCGTCGCCTAATTGTTCGTTTACAAGATTTTGGACACTCGCCCAATCGAATCCAGCGTCTGTAAGGTTTTTCATTCGGTCTTCACCATCACCGAAATCTCCGCTTAACACCTTATTTACTGTATCTCCAAGGTCTGTCGTTGCATCTGTTACAGATTCTTCGCTTCCCTTCAAATCATCCAATTTATCGGATATAGATTTAAAAGGATTGCTCAGCGCCTTTTCAAGTAACAGATTTCGTGCGTCCGAAAAATCATTTATAAAACCACCTATTGTATCGGAAACGCCTGTCCATAATTCTTTAGCATCTTCAAAGTCACCAATAACCAGCTGCCATGTTTTTGTCCAACCGGAACCCAAAGCCTCTTTCAAAGTATCAATCAACTGTGTGAATGTTTTTACTTTTGTTGCGGCATCACCTGCTGTTTTCGCTATGTCAGCCATCTCTTTCGCCTGTTCCTGGGTGTACCCCTGATCAACAAACTTTTTAACAGCTGCATTATATTCTTCCTGAGTATCAGCTGCTGTAGCAAACTGATCAAGTGTTTCTGTTAATACTTCTGTTGTAAGCCATTCATCCTGTAACGACTCTCTAAACGATCCTCTGGCTTCAATTGCTGCCTTCGCGCCAGTTTGTAAATGCTCGGAGGTTCGAATAAGGGCGTCCTGAAATACTTGACCGCCCATTCCGGCATTAACGACTGAATTCCAGTCCATGAGCTGAACTTTACCGGCAGCCAAAGCCTGAGATAACTGATACATTGCTGTAGAGGCCTGTTGAGAATTTGAACCGGATACGGCTGCAAGATTGGCGATACCCTTGATTGCCGATACCGAAGCGTCCAGTTTTACACCAGCTGCGGTAAATGTACCAATATTTCTTGTCATTTCTGTAAAGTTGTAAATCGTCTTATCTGCATATGTATTTAACTCATCCAGATATTTATTAACAATTTTTACATCAGTACCTTCTTTTTGGGTATTTGCCAGGATGGTCTGCACAGCGTTCATCTGAGTTTCATATTCAGCAAATCCATCACGTACTGGATCTAATGTTAAAGCAGATACCATCCTTTTCCCGGCATTTACTGCTGAATTCGTGATATTAGCTAAAGCGGTTACAGCTATGACTTCAAGCGATGAAAATTTCAATTTTACAGTCTCAATACCACTTTTGAGTCCTGACATATTGACATGCTTTATTGAATCATTTATTTTCTCTATTCCTTCACCGGCTCCCTTAAACTTCAATTTTTGCTTGAGTTTTTCGATGGAGTTCATGGTTCCTTGAACATTCTTTTCAAACTGTGCGTTGTCAAACCGCATTTCAACAACTTTTTCGTCAACAGTTTTACTGCCACTACTCATTTACCGCACACCTCCTTCCAGGCTTCTTCCGCAATCTTGTCAAAAATAGGACGAATAGCTGGGCTTATATAATCTTTTCCTTTTACCCAGCCACCCGTCCCGGTAGCATGACCGTATTGAATTAATATTGCAATTGGCACTCCTTCATTTACATTTGAATTTTTAAACTGAATAGCAACTGAACCATTCTTACGTTTAATTTCGTAATACCATGATGACGCTGTTGCTCCTGAATCTGTAGGTGTGGCACTAGATAGAGCGGCTACTCCTTGCTGACCATACTTATCGAGGCATCCTACTTTAGCAGCCTCTTTTACTTTTTCTAAATAACGATTTAATTTTTTAAAATCGCCTTTTTCTTTAAAACTGATCATATAAAGTCCTCAATAAAAAAATTAGCCCTTGGTATTGAAGCGTTTTCTTCTTGCTTCGTTAAGGGCATGGTTTTGTCTCATGATATCAGCCTTATTCATTTTCTTAGGCGGCTGATTCTTAATTTCACAGATTCGAATTAATATAATAAGACGCTTGATAGGCCATTTCTCAAATTCTTTAGGAATATGCAGCGTTATCATCCAATAGTAAATAAGCTCAGATGTTATAATTTCCCGACCGGCTGATTTACCAGGCGGCTCCTTTATTGTTGTAGCTGTCATTGGAGAATTGAGGTAATCACTGATTTCTTTATAGTTTTGAGCGGTCAGGTGCTCATATATATCATGGGGGACGTTTGGTGTAATTGTCATACATCTGATATAATCGATGAATTCCTCATCCGTTTTTTCAGAATTCAGAAACGGCTTACACCATTTTTCCTCCCATTTTGAAATAGAAATAAGTGAATGCTCCAATACAATTTTATGGCCTTCGTGTTTTACACCCGGGATGAATTCTTCGTTTATTTCATCCCATTTGTCACCTTCAGAGAATCCTGGTATATAAATTTCGAGCATTACTTATCCCTCCATTATTTTCGTTAGCTATTTGATAATGAAGATGTCACTTTTTCAAGCTCGGCTCTATCGATATCTCCTGGTATAATACCATTCACAAACTCGGCAGCCTTCTTGTCATCTGTAGCCAGCTCCATGAAGATTTCTGAATAAGCTTCTGTCTGTGTGAATTCCTCTCTGAGTTCATCAGATTTAATGAATCTTCTTCCGTCTGGACTCTTAACTCCGTATGCTTTAAGAACAAGGTCTTTGAATAGCTTAGCCAGCTGTGTGTTGTCCTTGGCATCAACAATCTTCTTAGCCATGGCTGTGTAGCCGCCTTCTTCAAATAATTCCATTTCCATAAGTTCAGCTTTTGTAAAGTTGAACATAAAGTCTTCTGTTCTTTTATTCCCATCAAAATCTGTGTATGTTTTTGTAATTGTTAACATATGTTATATTCTCCTTTTTCACTAAAAAAATCCCCACTCTTATTACAGAATGGGGAAATATATCATTATCTTATGCAGCTGACATGATCGCTACTATCTCGTCTGGAAGTGGTAAACGAGGCTCTGTATCACCAGAGTAATACTTTCCAGCTTCCCATGATGGTGCATTGCCTGAACTTGCAGTTACAGCTTTGTATGTGTCACCTGACTTAATAAAATAAGAAGCGTAATTCTTATCCCAATCATCTGGCTTAGTAGCAAGAACTGTATGGTCTGTACCATAGAGTACATCTTCTATTACTTTAAGTTTCTTAGCGTCTACTTTTGTACTATCTATAACAAGTGTAGCAGTTGCTTTCTTTCCGGTAACCGGAACTGGTGTTGTCGATACTTCCCATGACATTTCGATTGCCTCTGGGCTATCATTAATGGATTCATAGTCCCTCTCAGAAGGAGCTGCTAATGCGCCATATATAATATGCAATTTATATCCATGATCATTATTATCGACATCGTTACCGATTACTGTCTGGTATGTAAGCCCAAATGCTTTTCTCTTCTGCTGACCGATTGATACTCCTGCTATAAGCTCTGCTGATCCATCACACTCTTCAAATGATGGTGGATACGCATAAGCTTTGATTGTGGCACCGAATGTCTCTGCCGACAATAAGCTGAGATATTTTACGTTATTAGCATAAAGTGCTGTCGGCTCCGCCCCGGATGGACTTTCAGTTACTCCTGTAAGTCCGTTCCAAGCTTCTCCTTTTGTATAGAAACCTTTTTCGTCCTGCGGATAAAGCACGCCATTGCTGGCACCTGTTTCATAGGTTTTTTCACCTATCTGATCCCATGTTACTCTTGACATATTAACCTCCTAAAAATAAAGAAGATACACGAAATGATTAAGTCCTGCAGTTTCAAAATCTCTATCAAACTCGCAATATGGCAATGACTCGATAGCATCTGCTATTGAGCTTTCTGGTCTTTTATCGATTAGAGTAATCGTGTATCTTCGTTTGTGTATGTACTTTTTATTGTCAGCGTGAGCTGTATATGGTTTCGAACGGCTGTATACTATGCACGGATACGCCATTTTCAATCCTTCAGGCGGTTGATAATAGACATTTTTGCTGCCTAAGATTTCACATAATTTCTTATGTAATTCAATTCTATCCGCCATTATATATTCCTCCTAATGACAATACGATTCTGTGTTCCTGAACATCAGCAGAGGATATTGTCCATTTTATTCCTTTATATACGGCGTATCTCATATCATACATATGTTCAAAAGCATATGTGTCTCCGATTATACTGATTTCTACATTTGTAGTTGGATTGCTATTAATTTGTTCACTGGATGTCTCCAGTCTTCGTATAGCTTTTATTACATCACCATAATATTCTCTAACTGTCATGTTATCTGTTTCCCATATGCCAGGGCTTGTCTCTACATTATTAACAAATCCTATCTCGCCATGATATTTAGACATATAACCTCCTGAAATAGGGCATAAAAAAAAGAGCCTTTCAGCTCACACAATTCTTATACCCTATTTTGATTATCTGTTGTTAGTGCTGTTCTTCTGTTACGCTACCCGATGGTGCTGAAGATGATGCCTTCTTAAGAACAATAGCTGAGTAAGGAACTGTAAGCGCTCCACTCATACGTGTTTCCATAAGATACTTCATCTGATTGTAGTCGATATCGAAATCATCGAACATACCTACAGCGCCACCCTTATCAGCACCGGCGGTATAATCATTCATATTAACAATTATACCATAGATTCCTTCGTAGTTCTCCATTTCTGGTATTGTAACGATCTTCTTAACACGAAGCACTGTTGCAAGCTTCTCCTCTGACTCATAAATCTGACGACCGTTCTGATCCTCAAGAAGCAGAAGATTTGTAAGTACGTCCTCTGTTGTATAGAACGTAGGTTTGCCGCTTCCTTTGTATTCTTTACGTGACTTAATTGCTGCCCGGATAATTCCTTTATACTCAGAATCGTTATCAGAATAAGAGCTGCCTTTGATTTTGTAATCTACGCCTTCTTTGACAGTATACTTGATTGTGTACATATCGTCATCTGAAAGTACCGGGCGGATATTCTGCTCATTGATCTTGTCCTCTGATGATACAGATCTTCCATCGCCAAGAAGCATTGCTCTTGCAAGTTCCTTATCCAGGCCGCTTCTCATCTCACGTTTCTGCCATTCGATTACATCAAAGCTTGAAATATCGATGACATCGTCACGGTCTATTTTCATTTTGATGTAAACTGTAGTCGGTGTTGTAACTCTCTTTAAAAGAGCAAGTGCAATTTCTTTCTTCATCTTGCCTTTTATGTAACCCCTTGCTCTTGCCTCTGTTTCGTCGAGAGTAGCAAACGTAGTCTTAACCCTTGAAAATGGTGTGTGCTTAACAGCTCCCATAATGTCAGCTACCCAGCTTTCATCTTTTTTAATGAATACTGGTGGATTATTGAGTTCCTCTGCGTCCGGGAATAACATATCGACATTGGTTATTCCGTTAGCGGCGGCATGTTCTATAAAGCTATCTTTCATAGAACCATAGCGTTTGGCATCTTTAATTGCCGCATTCATGATGGCTGAATGGCTGATTGTTGTCTCCTCAGTCTGTCCATGATCATCAAATACATTGTGTTTCATTTCATTTTCTCCTTTATCTTTATTATCTTTTTTATCATCAGACTCTTTTGGGTCTTCTGATTCGGAATCACCAGCGAGGTAATCTATCATTGAATACATCACTTCCCTCTGCCTGTCTGTCATAGAATTAATTACATCTTCAACAGTTTCTTCCTTAGAATCCTTTTTTGATGATTCTGAATTATCGCCTTTCTTTACAGGTTCATCTTTAGAACCATCGTTTTCTTCTGAGCTTTCGCTCATGTCGTCTGAATGGTAGAGCGTCAGAGCAAGATTTGAACTGTAAATAAATCCTTCTCCGTCTTCATCGCCATGGGCCATTACATAGTCAATCGTTGCACCGTCATTTGCTCCAGCATGAACCAAGCTTAGTTCTCGTATAATTCCATGGACAACGTTTGAGCCCATCTGTGTAAGCTTGTTAGCAAATATCGACAATGATGTAATATCACCATGCATAATGAGTTTTTTTGCTAACTGTCCGTATTCAGAATCATTGAGACTGCAGTACGCATAAACACCATCCCCACGATTCTCAAGATCGGCGTGCCCAATTACATTTTCCATATTGATATGGTCATGATTCCATACCAAAGGAACCCGGCATCCATCCTGATCGGCAAAGGCATTCTGTTTTATAGTCCTGCCATCTGCGCACACGATATCATTTTTAGTAGCATAACCACTAAAATCACAGTTGTGTTTCATTTATTAAATTGTGCCTCCTTATGGATTATTTAGTCGTCGATTTACTTGACGTACTAGACTTTGTTGTAGATCCCGAAGTAGTATACTTCGATGTACTAGACTTTGTTGTTTTTGTCGATTTAGATTTATTCGACGTTGTTGATTTCTTTTTCTTCGATTTTGATTTCTTTTCAGCTTCCAGGCTCTTATCCTGATAGATACTGTTCATTTCTTCATTGTATCGCTGTTTATAATCATCTTTTACCTTTTGCACATCATCACTGTATTTCTTAGTGATACTTGTCTTCCGGTCATTGCTGGCTGACTTTTCAGAAGCTACAGATTTCTGATATGCGGCTGTTAACTGTGCCTTCTTCTTTTGGTTTCTGTCTCTTAAAGCATCAATCTGTATACTCACGCTTCGCTTGTTTTTCATATTTGTAGCCAGATCCTGTAATTTTTCTATCTGTTTTTTAACAATGTCTGAATAGGCTTCTACGTCCGCCTTGTTCTTTGTCTGCATTGCATCTAGCTTTTGTGATAATGCGTCGCTGTTGCTTTTTACATCGCTTTCTTTTCTTTCTGCAAGCGCTTTAAGTTTGGCCTGTTTTTCCTCATCAAGCATACCCCTTACATATTCGGCAGCTTCTTTTCCGGTAGTGTTTAACGAAGATTTTCCTTTTAACTCTCTATGTTTCATGTAGTATTCATGAGCCTTTTCAGGATCATAATATGGGCTTGCATAATGCATAAGAAATGCACTATGGGACATGCTTGATTCGACGTCGTCAAGCTGTTCATCCAATCCATCCAGTTCTTCCATAGCTGACTCATATTCATCTTCTGTCATCGGTTCGTCTTCTGTGTAATCATTTTCTTCATCAATAGTTGATGCAAAGCTTTGATTATCACCGGCATTAATATTCTTATTACGAAGTTCATCGGCCTCTGGTGCATTTACCGGCTTCATACCTATGATTTGTCGAACCTCATTTGTTGAAAGTATTTCGTTTCTTGTGAATTTGTCGACTATCTCGGCAAGATTATCAACTGGCACTAATCGGAATGGATCTCTAAAAGACATTATTGTCTGTCGCTGTGTCCTGGCTGTTTTTGTAAGAAATGTTCTTTTCATTTCATCGACTATTGCTGATACAAACGGCTCAATTGTTCTATTGTTATAATTAAGCATCGTCTTCTCATCAGCTGTGCCATTCATTATCTCGGGTGTCATTCCAAGCTGGCTATATACCATAGTTGTTAAGTATTCTACCTGTGTTAATAAATTATTATCCAGTGAACGGTTCAGCTGAGTAATATGCTCCGTAGCATCTATGTAAGCAATACCATATTTACTTCCCGTCAATTGATCTTCTATTTCTTTTTTACGCTGGGCTGCGAACTTCTGTTTTAATGGTGTTTTTATACTGTATGGTAACTGAATAATCAAATCCAATTTTCCATAACCACTCTGCTCATCGATAACGTCTAAAAGATCTAATTTTCTTATTAATCTCTGAACCGCCGAGTTGGGTTCATTTGTAATTGCATATAATGGGTTTTCGATTATGCATACATCTGATTTATTAAAGATCAATTCTTCCCTGTATCCTTTTGCATCATTATATACACGCACTTTAACATGACGAGGAAACCATTCAATGATTTTTCCCGTTCGCATGGAAAGGATGTCATATCCATTCGTTTTATCTATGTCATAATCCGTATCGATCGGAACTATTGCCACGCAGCCTTCGTCTATCATAGACATGACAACATCTTGCATAAAAGCCCGGCCAGTCTGATCTATGTTTGCCTCCAGTGTTAAGCAATTATTCAATCCACTGTCTATAACTTCCATAAATCTCCCATTTTGATCTAAACGGCAGTGTTCAATATTTACAGCAGCCACATCCATCGCAATCCGGTTGAATATTGAATTTATGATAGATCTTTCATTTCCCCTGGTAAATCGGGGGCGGTCAGGTCGATATCCAAAGCCAGGCCCAGTATTATACTTTGTAGGCGCCCTATTCAGAAACGCATTCCACGCATGTTTGAGCCTAGAGCCAAATGTAGTATCCATTTCTATTGTATTCCTCCTTTATAGGTATAAAAAAAAAAGACCCCTATCATAATTGATAAGAAGTCTTAAAAACTATTTTTTGTTATTTGTTGTTAGAATGGCATATAATTGCAATTATATTGCCAAGTATACACATTATTCCTATATAATAAAATCCATTTAATTCATCATCAGAATCTAATGTAATCCCAGTGGCACGACCATAAATGTAACCAACCAATAGCATAACTAATGCAAAAATAGCAACTCCTGCTATAACTTTCCAAAAGAATAAATTCTTTTTCTTTTGCTCCTCCATTTCTTGTAATTTTATCTGTTGTTCCGTTTGTGCTCTAATGATATCGGCTTCATCATAATTATAATTCTTTGTCACCTTTGTTCCATCGTCGATTGCAATTTTTGTTCCACAATACTGACAGTAACACTGTTTTAATTCCGAATCGACATTTTCTAAGTTGGCTCCACAATTTGGGCACACCATTGATATGTACTTCATAATACATCCTCCCTCGTATTAAACATAAAAACAGTATAGCACTAAATTAATCATTTTTGAACAATCTATTTACATGCAAATAAATACCCCTTATAATATTTTATATAAAGTCAAAAATATCAGATTATAAGAAAGGTGGGTAACGATATGAGCAAAAAAGATTTATATTTTCCTTATGTCAACAAAAATGGACGAACAGTTTCGGGTACAGCTGCTCTACTTCATCACATGAAAGAAATCGGCGGGGTTGAAAAGTATAATAAAAGCATCTTTGAATCGGGTCTTTTTACATTTTTGAGTAAACGCCGAAATCTATTAAATAACAATGTTGTCCAACATGGCGTTAAAAAATTATTTAAAAAGATTGTATAAACTAATTATTATTCAAAAGCATCAATATTACGCTTATAAGCCACGAATGCATCCAACATAGCTGCTACGTTATCGATCTTGTGTTCGTGGCGCTTTTTGAGTAACTTTCTGTTTCCATTAGTATCTTCCATTGTTATAGCATTCCCCATTGTAAATGACATAATATGTTCATCAAACAACAAGTCTCTTTCACTTGCAAGGTTCTTAAGTTCTCCTAACGGAACGGATTCTGTTTTTACACCCTGAATTACTTTTTCTATTCCAAATGGTCCATTCTCACGTTCCCATCGTTCAACGAACTCTTTTGCATTATATGGATCATAGCCGAAGCAACGTACATCGTATTCGTTTTCAATAATGTAATTATCCAGATCATCATACACATCTATTGTATTAAGTATGTTTCCTTCCATAATTATGAGGCTTCCTTCTTTCATGAATTCTTCATACTTTGTCCGCATAGCCATTGGTAATCTTGATAACGTAAGAGATGTTATATAACTTCTCGTCTTTATTCCAAACATACCATTATTTAATGGGAACATAAATGTAAACGCACAGAAATCATCGCCTTGTGAAAGATCGGCTCCCATAGCACATGGCATTCCCCAATAAGAACGATGCCTATGAACCTTAGTTTCCTCATAAGTAAAGTAATATGTGTATCCCTCCATAGGAATTCCGAATCTTTTAGCCAATATATCATTACGAACCGCCGGATTAGCCTCTGCTCTTTCGACGTCCAGTTGATATGTCTCGTAACTTACAGTCTTTCCTAAATTTGGATTTGCTTTGATCCACATTTCAGGATCATTAACTTCTTTTATATCATCCAGTTTATACCACCAGATAGAAGTATTTGGAGCCTTGTATTCTCCCTTTAGAATACGCATTAACTCCATTTTGATTGTATCACCGGAGCCATTGCGGACGGTACCTTCAGAACTGATGGCCACTATAAGATAGTCGTCATTTACGCCGCCGCCCTGTTCTTTTGCAGCTCCCTGCTCCAATGCTCCTACAACGTCCTCTCGTATATCTCCCGAAAGCCACTCATCAACTGTCGCTACCGTGACCCTGAGACCTTGCAGTTTGTCTATTGACATAGGTCTGACTTCAAGGAGAGAACCATTTAAAAAGTTCTGTATACCTTTCTTAGTCGATGCTAATTTACATCTATCTGCTTTGGAGCCAGTTGTATTATTTATGGATCCATCAGTTAAGAATCTATATAACGGTCCTCTGGAACGAGTAATTGCGGTGCGAATAGGTGACATTACTTCATCTGCCTGTGACATTGTAGGCGCTGTTGTTACCTGATGCGATGCTCTTTTGTCAACATTTAGAAAGTAGTTCTGTATACACGATGCGTACATTGACTTTGCGCCGCCTCTGGCAACTATTAAGTATTGTTTTACAGTCAGTCGTTTCTTTATAGTCTTGACAACATAATGACCGCCACCGTGTTCATCAGGCACAAATACATTTCTTTCTGTAAAGTAGTACCATCCAAATATCTCTTCAGCCCATAACTTAAACGAATCAAGTAAATGTAAATCTGATCCATCAGTTAACACCAATTCTCGTTCGCAATATTTTACGAAACCATCAATGGCTTTATCGTCATAATAATATGCAGGATCATCAATGAGCGCATCAATACGATTCATTTCCATTGCGATTTCATTATTAACCGGTATTTCTCCTCTTAATACGGCATCTCTAAACTGACCGTAATAATAAGGAACGGCAGTATTTGATAATGCCATATTCTGTTTTTCACCTACTTACGTTTTATTTCTTCTAATAACGCCAGGGCTGTCCTTCCAACATCCTCGTCGGTCCAATGCGTATCAATAGGATCATCATTGTATGTTTTACGTCCTGTGCTATGGGTTTGGGTATCATTATCATTTCCTACCACTTTTCCTTTTAGATGCTCGGGCTCAGCTTCTTTCTTTTCTGCGTATTTTCCTTCTTTGAAATACTGCTGAGCTTTATCAATCGTTTGCCGATTTATATAGTCCTTTGCTTTATCGGCCAGAATTTGCGACTCTGATTTATCAGATAACTTCACTTTTTCACGAAGTTTCTTTTCCAGGTAATCACCGGCTACTCTTTTTCCTCTGTCAAGTAAAACGCTTGTAGCAACATCCTTTATAGCCGATGTTTGTTTTTTTCCATTAGCTATACTTTGCTGCGTAAGATTCTTATACTGAGTTTCGAGATTCATTCGGTTGATTTTATCCTGCAATTCCTTATTAGACATTTCATCGATTGATTTTATTTTATTTTCGGATTTCTCACCTAACTTTCTTCCTGTGACCCGGCTGTATTGCCTTTCTATTCTAGCGGCTTTCTTTAAGCCTCTGGAATTTAAGGTACCATCTTTGTTCTGAAAAATGTGCTGATACCATTTCATTCCTTTTTTACCCATATGCATTAATTCATCGTCAGCTAATTCTGGTTCAACATATTCCTGCATCTTTTTCCTCCTTTGCAATTTCGCTTTCTGTTTTTAGCCGCCATTCATATTCTGATGTAATATTTTTTATCGTTTCTGTGACTATAGAACTTGTCGGCGGATCAAAAATCAATCGAACTTTTGACGCAACATACAATTTACAAAGACTTGCTATTTTCTTATTGCCTTTTATAAAATCGTTCCATATTTCAGCATCACCATTGATAATGAAACCTTCTGTTCCAACCCCCAACTGATTAAGTGTTGCTAGGACAGCGTTAATATCCAAAATCAAGTCGACATCATAGCTGGTGTCATCCGGCGGTAACATAAGCTGTTTTTTTACAGAAGTTAAAATGCTTTCGTTTATTACTTCATCCATTTTGTCCTCCTATTATTTCCAAGGGCATGTGTCGTTCGGAGATCTCTCTATTGGCAGATTATTGACAACAGACATATTTTCATAGTGAATTCTTTGATGCGTGTCAAAACTTACGCTTATTGCATTTTCGGGATTTAGCAATATATCTAAATCTTTTTCTTCAATGTCCTTTATGTAAATCGGATTTATATGATGTATATATATTTTCCCTAAAATTTCATATCCTTCTAATCCTAGATCGCAACCTTTATCACGCAAGATAATTTCTTTTCTAAATTTCTGCCATTCATATGACCGGTAAAACACCTGGTTTAGATATCGCCGACTTCCAAAAGTATCTTCACCAACACGACCGTTAAGCATTAAATACTGTAAACGTTCTTCATAAGTTGGTAATTTCATCAATTCACTATACGTTCGTATCATTCGTCTTCGTCCACTTCTCCTGAATAAATACCCATTGCTTTTATTGCATCTTTATACATTTCTTTTAACTCATCTGCTGACTGGTACGCCTTGGTTTTTGCTTTTACTAAACTGGTTTCCTGCTCAAGTTTTTCTCTCTCAAGACGTTCTTTGGTTGAACCAAGCTTTAGATAATGTAAAACTACCTGTGCAGATGCCTTACCCTCTCGCAATTCTTTTTCTGCCTGTTTAACTGCTAAACCGATCATAATATTTTCCTGTTCTTCAACAGAAGTCGCAGGCTTTCGTGAAACGTCCTGAGTTTTCTTAGGCATTTTATAGTCATCTCCTTCGTTTAGTGTTTCTTTATAAAATATTTATAGGTAGTTTTACAGGGATTCAAAGATGTTTATACATACTTTTTGAGCTGAAAAGTAACTTTATTAAGGGATTTCACCATGATGGGCTGTAACCATAGCGAAAGGAGAATATACCAAATGTCAGTGTCTCTATTGAATCCCTGTAAAACTACCTATATAAAATAAGCATCGCATAAAAGCCTCCTCAAAAACTCCCCCGGAGAATTTTCAAAGAGGCGGGCGATGCATAAGGGGGTGTAGTTTTTAGAGACCCCCTCCCTATCCTCAATGCCTCATAGAGGTATCTATTGGATAGGTTTATTATTCAATTGTGCTTTATTGTTTGATTTAGTTCATATCATAGGTCTTACTATCGATATAAATAGTAACAATAGTATTATCAAACAATTGTTCTTCAAAATTCTTTCTCATATTCATCACTAACGGATGCACACTTGAGTTTGTTTATGATGATAAAAATATTTTCATTCTTTTTTGCAAACGATTATATTAATTTATATCAAATTATCGTTCACTCTCTTTGTATAAAAAAATTTTGAAGTCATGTAGTTGTGTTTATTATTGACTTACTGTTCTTCGGTCAATTGCTTTTGAGCAAATGCTGCGAATTTGTCAGCTGTTTGTTCTGTTACCTTCAAGTATTTGTCAGAGGCATCATACTTCAGAATCTCATTCATCGCATTGTTAAGTTCTTCTCTATTTAATTCTTCAGACAATTCATCAGAAGTTTTTGCAATCCTTGATAAGTAACCACATGTACAATAACCTTTCTCTTCATCAAACTTATACCACTCATCAAAATGTGTGAAAGGATTATAAGGATTATCAGAAGTTGTAAGCATACAGATTTCAGACATATATAATCTCCTATTATTTTAAGTACTTCGAAACTGTTGAAGTCGACACTCCTAAAGCCGCAGCTATCTCAGCTGTAGTGAATCCGTTATTGTTGTATGCTTTGATACGATTTATCTTTGATTGGCTTAACTCTGTTGACTTCTTAGGCAACGCTCTTTGTTTTAAAGAATCCAAATCCGTATTATTAAAAATCTGTAGCTGTTTGCTATTTGAAATTGCCCCTGCCTGAATAGCTTCCCATTCTTTATCAGTAATATTTATTAATTCTTTCTTAGCTCCATAAATTGCCCGGGCATTTGCTAAAGCTTGATTCTTAACTTTCTTAAGTTCATCTTTATTTGCCTTATCTTTAAGATCCGGATTTGCATCTATCTTTGCTTTGACAGTTACATTTGCAGCTAACTGGGCTTGTCTTTCACGGGGGGCATTTCGTAATGCTACTTTTAATTTTGAATCTAGTGATTCTACTTCTTCGGCATACTTTTTTCTAGCTTCAGAAACTACAGGGGATGTAGGAATATTAAGAACCTCCAAACGAGATTTGTTCCCTAGTGCTTTCATATCATTAGCATACTTGGCATAAGCAAGTTCTTTTTGATTGTGTTTATCAGAAACTAACTCCATTGCATTCTTTGCTAATTCCATCTTAGGAACTTCTGTTGTTCGGATGTTTTTTACTACTTTAGTCGTTCCATTTTTATATGTTTTAACAGACGTGTATGTGGAACCTGTTTCTGTATATAACTTCTCGCCAGTCTTAGGATCTATGAACTTCTTGGTAGTTACACCTGTCTTTGGATCAGTGACATAAGCTCCTTCTTTTCTCTCTGGAACTGATCTATTAGGAGACTTTGCTCTTGAAATGATTGATGATGCACCACCTGACTGATACTTCTCCTTAAGTTCTGCTATGTTGTTATCTCTCTCGCTTCGCTTGTAATCAAGCTTATGTTTCTCAGAGTCTATAACAACCATTGAATGTTTAACAGCTCGTTCCAGTTCGTCTGTTGAAGCTCCCTTAAGGGTCATATCAGTTATAAGATTTGATACTATTCCCATCTGTTTCTGTTTATAATCTGGAGATATTACCTTTGCTCCAGCGGCAAGCTGTTCCTTTGTAAACTTATATTCCTTAGGGTCAAAGTCTTTAAGACCGGCTAATGGCTTATCATGCTTTATCTTTACAGATGAACCTCTATTATTAGCTGGTATAATCATAACGGTATCACCATCGAAGTCAGCCCCTGATAGCTGTGATGCAACCTTTGAATTGATTCCTACTGCATCCTTTGCATTTCCTAAAGTCTTCTTTGCAGCTATGTGATTATTGTTTACTCTAAGTTCTGGTATTTCAAATGTTCCTCCATGAGGATAACGAACTAAACATACCTTTTCGCCATTCTTATAGTTTGGAGCGTATATCTCTGTATCCTTCATAGATGGTATAGGCAAGATAACTTGTGTAGCCTGCCTTGGTAGAGCTGCCGCTTTTAGATGTACTGCAGAAGCATCACAGTCATCTGCGAATGATTGCAGTAAACTCTTTTTCAAAGCAGGATTTGTTAACGACATAATCTCATCATGTTCTGCTTTTTTATCCGAGTATGCCAAGTTAAGCTGTTTCTTTATAAGGTGTATATCCTGTTTAGAAAGAAACTGAGAAGACAATGACTTCTGGTATTCAGACCAGTCACCCTCTTCTCTTAACTTATTTACAGGAGATAATGAGTATCGTGGTTCATTCTTTCCTGTTTTACTTGTAGCTTCTATAAAAGATTCACCGACTTTAACATACTTACCTTTTTCATCAGCATAGTATCGTTGTCCACTTGCTTTAAGCGATGCTCCAAATGGATTGTCTGGGTCATCTTTTATTTTCTTAAATACTTCTTCAGGCGGTGTACCCTTCTTTTTATTCGTATTGAATATTACATCAACACCTGCTGGCATCTTCTCTGATGCATAAACAGCCATACCTTTTAAGTAGTGAGTTCCATCTACCATCATTCGAATCTGAGCATAATCGCTTTTTCCTAAAGAGATATCATCTTTGCCTCGTCTGAGTTCAATTGTTCCATCTCTTTCTATACCACCATCTTCCGCATATCTAATCATTACTCGTTTGGATGATATACTGGTTGGCCTTCGAAGTATATCAAATGTTTGACCGCCATCTCTCGAGTATTCTGTAATTGTATGTATCTTATCAAGATTATTTCTTACTTCACCCCATTGAGTACCAGGCGGTGCTAAAACTTTAACAGTTGTATATTGGTTAGGATTTGAAACCTGAGGGACTTTAACCTCATGCGTAACATATCCTTTTTCTTCGAGTCTTGCTACAGCATTTTTAAGTCGTGTTGCTGATATGTTCATATCTATTTCTGTACCAGCACCGATATCTATGTATCCTTTTTCTTTGACATTCTTTTCCAAAACGTCGGCTGTTTTAGCTGTAAGCGTTGACAACATTGCTGTTCGCTCATTTAATAATGCTCTTACTGTAGATTCAGGTTTTCCCATAATTCTACCTATTTCAGTAGCACCATATCCTTTTTCTTTAAGCTTCTTTACCTGTGCAATGTCATCGGCTCTCTGATCTGCTTTTGCATTAGACTTTAATTCTCTTAAACGAGTTGTAGAAAGTCCTAATGCATCTGCAATTTCTTTTTCGTTCATTCCTTCTTTTTTCAGATTGTTGGCATAGGCTAACATATCTTTACTACGTTGAGGATTCTTTCCTGAACCCCATGGGTATCTTCCAGAATGTCGAGGTGTACCATAATGGCAAAGTGTGTTATTGACGTTACTAGTATTTGTCTCCATTTCACTTACTCCTCTAACAAATATTTAGTTAGCATTTTGTCATATGCTATAATCCGATCCATTATCGGAAGGATTTTATCAACAGCGGGATTGTGCACTATTATTTCATTGCTCTGATAAATCCTTAATTCTATGTCTATTTGTCCAGGTTTTATTCTTTCCTGTAAACAAAAAAGAGCAGCATACGTAAGTAGCTGTTCCATGTGAGCTGGTAATATACCAGTTTTTAAATCATGAATCCTTAAAAGATTATTTCTAAAACATATTGCATCTGCTGTACCAAATATCGGCGGCATACTATCATGCAATTTAAACACAGACATCGGTGTAGCAGAGTAACATAATTCTACTTCTGGCTCCATACGAAAACCAATTGCATCGTTCGTATATGCCATTAAATTGTCATACGATTGGTCAATATAATACGATACTATTTTTTCAGATAGTCCGTTTTGCAGTAAAAATTTACGCACTTCTTTTTTATCTGATTTAATCATTTTTATGCAATACTTAATATTCTGTTCTGCATAAGCATGTAGTAACGTACCAATCTGCTGAGCGTATGAGGAATTAATCATCCTAAAAATATCATCAGGCTTCAAATCCTTTACAGCCCAACGCCCAGCCTGACTCGGTGACAACTTTGCGTGTTTGCCTTTAAGTTCGTAAAACTTCCTCAAGCTCATTTAGTATATCCTCCTTATTTTCTGGATAGATGAATCTTGCATAAGACATCTGATCCATTTTGTTTACGTAATAATCTTGATTCGGTTGATGATGTGCGTCGCTTGTCTTTTTACATTCAAGAACAGCCCATCGGTCATTGTTTAAAATAAGCAGATCTGGAATTCCCTGAATGTCTCCTGAATCTAATTTTGTGATTATAGATTCTGGAAAACGTCTTTTCAGTTCTTTCTTAAGATCTGCTTGAAACTTATTTTCTTTCATCATGCGAGTCCTCCTCGATTATCAATAGTAAAAAAAAAAACGAGACAGGACATCCCATCTTCACTATAGTACGTGTAAAATACGCGATTGTCGGCCTATTACAGATACACAAATTTTTGCAGTAAAAAATGCCTAAAAATTAGTTTGTGGACGTTTGGCCACTTTTTTTCGCATATATTTATATATTTATAATTTTTTTATCACATTAAATAGGGTAAAAAAGTGGGCAAAGTGGCCACAACACCCCGCAAGCCCAGTAAAATCAAGGGTTTCAGCGATTTTCAAAAGTGGCCAAAAAGTGGGCAAAAGTGGCCACAAAAGTGTCCAAAGTGTCCAAAAATGCAATTTTGTGTATCTCATACAGGCCGATAAATCATCAAATTTCTTCAAAAATGACCAAAAAAATGTCCAATTGCCCACTTTCAAATTCAAAAGTGTCCATAAAATTTTACCTGATTTTATGTAATTTACAGTATCCACAATATATGTCTGACTTATTTATACTGCGCAAATAGCTTCCACCTTTTCCTGTCACCAATACGTTTATAAACGCCGGATAATCAGCAACTATGACACCTTTGAAGTCTAATTTTTTGGTGTTTCTGTTACGGTCTTCGTCTATAAGCGATACAAAATTTGCTCTGATTTTGTCAAAAAGCTCTATATTTTTCATAATTCCGCCATATTTTTCGTTGCTAATATGCCTTGAAACGTTATTTCTATCTACCAAACCGCCATAAAAATCACCTTTTCTCATCGTTTTTCCTCCTTTTAACGTCTTTGTCACTCCAAAACAATGTACTTTTACACAATGGACAGGTCTGATCTGTCTCACTAACTTCTCGTCCACAGCTACAATATCCATGTTTTATGCCTTTAACCCATATAAATGGCCCAGTTACAACACTAAATTCCATGATTTTCCTCCAAAAATGTTAAAAAAATAAGAGGCCATGTAAAAAACACAACCTCTTTCCTGCATATTATTTATTTTTTTTTTCTGACCATATTGGATATAAATTCATCTATATTCATTAGTTTTCCTTTTTCTATAGATGCCACATACATATCCGATAATGCTTTTATATCCGCTTTATGCTCTACAGCACTGCAGATACGATCAACTATTATTGAAATTACTATCGTAATCAGTACAATTACTAGCACTATGTCTATGAATCCCATATCTAGTTACACCTCCTCAAAGCGCCATTTTTGTTTAATTTCTGGATATTTAACATGATCCACTTCAGATAAAAACATTCCTAATGGCCTATGCCATAAATATCCGTCCTCATCCTTATAGACAATCACAAACTGGCCCGGCATCTCTGTATCCTGACTGACACAAACAATTTCTATTATCTTTCCTTTAAAATGCTTGTACTTTTGTCCCGGACGTATATTTACTTCACGTTTGATATCTATCGGCCATCCATCATTACCTTTAAAATATTTTTCGCATTCGGCTAGATCACAATGATCGTTCCTGATTTTTGCATCATCTGCGTTCAGATCCTTTTCTACTATATGTAGGTGTCTTGGAGACATAAAAAGGCCTTCACAGATATCTTGCATAACTGTATTTGAATCTCCACCACCTACAAAATCTACTAAATATCCGCTTATTTTATATATGGTTGGTTTGTTCTTTGCGTATTCCATGTTATTCAGATAATGGGTCATTTGAAAATCCTCTCTTTGCTTTTAATACAATTTCTTCTTTGCATTGTGGGCATGTCACATAACTTCGTATAGAATTGCTGGTTATATCCTCTGCCTCATACGAAAATTTACATCCACACACTTTACATTTTGTAACCTGTTTTGTTCCATGTTCAATAATTTCGATCATATTTTTCTCCTTTTTTTATTCCATGTTTATAGGTGTACCATCTGTACCTGCAGATCCATTAGAATCCGTCGGTTTATAATAGTCTCCTGGTAAAGGAAACATAATCCTAAACAAGGCATAGTTTATGGCATCATGCAAATACTCAAGATTATGTGTTTTGTTAAATTTAATTAAACATAAATCAAGAGAGCCGAGTGCATCCACCCGACCCTCTGAAAAATTCTTACGTGCTTCGCCATATTTGTAACATGACATGTCCATAGCACCCTTACATTTTTTAATAGCAGTATCTATTTTTTGTTCATTAATTGATGGATCCCGCATCTGTTTCCTCCTTCATATAATGTTTACAGCCCTTTACTTTTTTATTCATAACCCTTCCATATTCAGAATTACACCATATACCTTTATGACTGCTAAAATAATTATATTTACGCTCAGTACAATTATGTACACATGTATAGCATAATGATTTACTCATTTATTTATCCTTTACATTTCTAACCAAACGCGAATTCTATCACCATGAGTGTCGATTTTAGTAACTCTCTTATTCAAAAACTGTGTATCATAATATCTCCACATATCAAAATTATGATTAATCATCATGGCTGCAAATGTCCCATCCATAATAGTAATATCTGATGTGGCTATTGATAATATATCTTCTAATGTTATCATTTACAGTATCCTCCTATAATATGGTGCGGGAATTGCATAGTATTTAATCCCATATTCCTGTGCCGTAAGAAATTCAATCCTACAACCACTCCAGCCATAGTATTCGTGTATCTCAATAAATACATCTGCCTGCGACAGTTTCTTAAGGCTTTCTCCTAAAAACCAAATAGCTTCGTTGGTGTCTTTTGGCGGAATATCTTCAATATAACTATTAATAAGCTCTAATTCTTCTCCTTCGCATGTCTCTGCAATTTTCTTCATCTTTTGGATGCTTGATTTGATCTCTTCCTCTGTTCTGCCTTTCATTGGTACACTTACAAATAATTTTTTCATATTTTTATATTTCCTTTCTGTTGTCTGTCTTTATTTTTTTACTCGTTTGACTTTTGATAATATCGATTCTATAACCTAGTTCTTTTTCTATGTCTTCTATAGTCATTTTCTTTACTGCTTCTGTGTTTCGCTTGTAAACATCTACATCTATACCATAGCTGCGAAATAACCTATTTAATGTGTCAATTGCATAGACTAAGTCATAATCACAAGGGTCACAGTTTCTATTTATATTTGCAGCATCACTTAGGTACTTAGATGGAGAATGTATGCCTAAAACACCCTTTATAGCATTCTGGACATCTTTTCCTAATTCAAGTCGTTGTTTTCTCCGTTTAAATTCAATGTCATCAGCATTTGTTATGGTATCTATTTCTATCGTAGCATCTGCAGGATAACATTGAATTGTCTTTACGATTTCTTGTGCGGACAAAGGTCTTTTAAAGTCCGATGGTCCATGAGCATATAACGTAATGACATTTGATTTATGGTCATATATAATTTCTCTAACAACCTTACTTGTTCTGTTCATCTTTCAGTTTCCTCCTGTAATCATGTATGCTCCAATCGAAATCGTTATCAAAAATATTTCTGATAATAAAAAATTCCTAACATTTTCTTTAACAGTGAATTTATCCTTACCATATATAAACCATGAAAAGAAAGTTATTGCCGTTATAATCAGTATCCATCCTATAAAAGTTTCCATTTAATCCTCCTTAACCCATGTCTCTCTGACTGGATAAATCCTTTTATATTCCCAATCATCACAATCAGAGTTGTTTACCAGATGGTTCCAATAGCATCTGTTTAAAAACCAAAATCTACACGTTTTACATTCATTCGTCATTTTTCCTTCTTCCATAATTACAGTTATCATACCCATGCATAGTATCACAATGAAATGTGCAAGATTCAGTAAAAGAATCATAAAAACAACAATCTTTGCAATAACACTTATTTCGTCTCGGTCTTCTAAATTTGCTATCATATCTAAGCCATTTCTTGAAACGCTCATATCCTGCTTGTAATAACCACAAAACTGCATATGCACATAATACAAATCCTATAATTGCAAAACAAAATTCTAAAGCTGCTAACATTATTCACCTCGCTCTTTCTCACATTTCTTTTCTAAATTGTCAGGAACATCATCCTCTCCAACCATGCACTGGTCTATCTCTCCATAATAATATGGACAGCCTTTACATTTCTCCAAAATAAATTTATCCATCACTTATTCCTCCTTTAAATTTCCAACAAACCCAGAATTTACATGCTTTAGTGTTAATCATTCCATCCATCATGCTCATTTCTGTAAGAATAGACATTTTCATCATTACCGATAATAATACTATCCAAAAAATCAAGGTTCATTATTTTACTTAATTTCCGTATATCATAGAATGCGTCATTATCAGTTTGTGATGGATACACGTTTCCTCCTGGATGATTATGCACAATTATAAAGTCACTTGCTCCAGTCAATAATACTCTTTGAAATATAGATGCTGGGCTGCAACATGTGTTATTCATTGTACCATGTGATACTTCAAATATAGCATTGGGCACAAGCCTAGCATTTAAACATATAAGCCAAAGACGCTCCTCAACAAGATTTTTAGCATCATACACAATATCCATAAAATCTTTTACAATTCCAGGGCTATTTAATCTGTCATATTTTAATCCTGGAAAGTCTTTTGACTTGATTTTCTTAAGCTTAATTACAGTTTCATCCTTCATAATGTCGTAAAAATATACTCTCATAGGCTATTAAACTCCTTTCCGTAATCAATATTTTTCGCGAAATATAAAAGAAAAAAGACCCAGATTTTACTCTGAGTCCTTGTATAAATACTACTTTTTCTCGATTGTTATGTTAGTATCGCCATTTTCATTTTTGTCACGTTTTAAAATATATCCATTTTTTTCAGACTCGAGTCTGATTTTTTCAAACTCGTAATCGTCCATCAATGATATAGTTTCTAGCGCATCAAATAAATCTAAATCATTATTATCTAACATAATTATCACTCCGTTTGCTCTTCGCATTTTTTCTCTATTGTTTTAAATACTAAACCACATACTTTGCAAAAATATAATCTTTCTGTAACATCAGATTCTGTATGTTGGTGATAGCAATGTGTTGCTCCAGAGCATTTATTGCATTTCATCTTTCTTTTCACCTCCAACAATCAACTCAGAATATGGAAGCTCCTCGATCCACTTACAGAATTCTCGCCATTCATCCAGCTTATGATCCTTACGAGACTTATAAATATTCGCCAGCACCTCGTAATTCAGCATAACATTACGTGTCTGGTTATAGCTGCTAGGGAGAAGCTGAATCATCTGCCACCAGTATTTCTTCTGGGCTTTAGCACTAATAGGACTATTATTAACATCCAGATAAGTTAATCGCCATTCATTCAAAATATCAATTTGCTTTTGTAACAACCAGACCATTTCGGTAATTAGATGTTCACAACTAAAATCCTCCAAAGTAAACTCTTTCTCCGCAATCTTATGCATGGTACTACAGCTGTTAGCAACAGTGCCAACCTTGTAAGTATCAAATTCTTTCCACCAATATAAAGGTGCTGTAATTCTCACATATACCGGCATCATTCTCATAAATTTTCTATGATCGGTACCAGCATTGGATAAACACAGCATCAGACTAGCGTCGTTAGTTCCAATAAAATAGTCGTCTGACCATTGAATATTGGTTACCCTTGTTGCGGTCCCACAACTACTATCGCTCTTCTTCCAGCTATTCATAGGATTTCGCATACCCTCAATAATAAACTCCATCTGCTCTGGACTCGCCAGAACTACATGCTCTAATTTAATCATTTCTTATTTATGATCTCCTCTCCATATATCAACTCTTTTTCCTAAAAATTTTGCGTATGCTATTTCGTATTGTGTCCCTTCTCCGCAAGTTCCGTCTTTATGAGGAATAGCTACAATCTGAGTTGAATCTTCAATATTTTTAAAGCAGTACATAATCAACTTTTCTTTATTTTCATTTGGCTGTTTTCTAACCATCGACACAGAATACCCAAGTCTAAGATAATATAAAGCTGCCTCTTCGATGGTATCTTCTCTAGAAAGCGTTCCTATAATATGAATATCACTCATATCTTTGCCTCCTCTCTTTAAGGTATTTTCTATATTTTCTGCTGTACTTTTTGAGTATCAAATCGAGCATGATACTGTTTGTTTGCTCTGTATTTTCAGGCATTGTTGTCAAATATGCGTAATGTTCTTTATCATCTACCAGAGTCTTAAATATTAAATCAAGAGCGTACTGAGCATCAATCGGTGGATCTGCTAGTTCAAAATTCTTACCCGCATACCACTCGTCCACTTTTTTATATAATCCCTCGAAAGATATATCCTTATCCCATACCATCACGCTTCCTCCAATTCTCCAAAATATACTCTCATAGACTATTAAACTCTTTTCCATATTTCCTGAACCACTCATGAAACTCTTTAACACAATCCGGACATAAGTCATAATAACAAGTTGTATAGTTATCTACATATTTGACCGATATGGCAGCAATTCCGGTATTATCGTCTAGTTTTTCATAAAACTTATTGCATCTATCACACTTACACGCCCTACTCATTATTCATTCTCCTCTTTCTCTAAAATAACCTTTGAAATATAGTCATTAAAGTTTGAGCCAGATGTATTAGTTCCCCAAACCTTCTTAGCTAAGCACATAAGCAGACCAACTTCTTTTGAATATGTATCTCCATCCTGGCAGCGTACAATTGTTTTGCTATCGTCTGCCCAAATAACAATAGTACATGGTCCTGAATATATTACCTTTTTAACTTCTAATGATTTTTTTGACATATTATTTTCCTCCAAATTAAATATTCCTTTGAATACGCCTTTTAAATTTGCAACACTGTTGATAATATATGATGCTAAGTCGTTAACAGGACAAACATCCGTATGGATATCAAACAGATATGATATAGTACGCTTTTCACCAATATTCATCCAATCCTGATCAGTCATACATGTTGGCCTTGCATAAGCTATACCACATGCACCATATATACTATTACGCATCTTTTTTAATTCATTCTCATCTAAAGTTCCTGCTGTAGTTGATAACAACTTTTCATTCATATTATTCATTCTCCTCTTTCTCTGAAATAACCTTTGAAATATAATCGTTGAAATTTGATCCAGATGCATTTTTACCCCAAACACGTTTGGCTAAGCACATGAGTAGACCAACCTCTTTAGAATATGAATCCCCTTCCTGGCAACGAACAATTGTTTTGTCTCCATCTTTCCAAATAACTATAGTACAAGGTACTGAATATATAACCTTCTTAACTTCTAATGATTTTCCTAACATGTCTTTATCCTCCATATCTTTCAAAAAAGTTTTTAATATTGACAATCTATCCATTATTTCATCTTTTTTACGTCTTTTCTGTGTAGCGCTATCATCGTAACAAGGCTCTTGCTGATACTGTGGAGTCCATGGATCAACACATAAGCTATGTTTCATATATTCCTCACGTGACAGTCGCCGTTGTAATCTAAGTTCAAGCGGTGGTAAATTTTTGTCATATACGAAATTTATGCCATCAATATATGCACTATCCTGCATAGAATCATATTCATTACTAGGTAAACGCAAAGTTCGCATAACTTCGCGTCCTACTGAAATTCTAATATCCTGATATTCATAATTACCTATCATTCTTCTTGCTATATATAACACATTGTATTGACGAAAGTAGTCAACTGGCATCCTATAGGGTTTACCAACATTCATCCATATATAATCGTTTATATGTATTGGACTGTACAAGTCAGTGCTGTCATCTGCAATAGTTCTAATTTTATAGACTGTATTTAGTCCTAGTAATAAGTCTTCATCCATATCTTCATCCTCCATGTTCATATTATTAAGGCTCCTACATAGCATGGTATTAAAACATACACTTTTTCTGCAATTTAAGTTCAAGAGCTGATAAATCTTTGTCGTATACGAAATATATGCCGTCGATATACCAATGGTCGTGTCCTAAACTATCGTCGACACCGTCAGTGTATATATCAATCATACGTAATATCTGCACAATCTCTATTCCTACTAAAATTCTGACATCGTCTCTATTTGGACGTTCGCAATTATCTAGCATATCCCATGCTATACGCCGTATGTCATCAGCATTAAAGTTTGTACCTGCCGATATATGGTATGTTTCCATATCCATCCAAAAATAGTCTCTGTTACTAGATAATAAATGTTCATCTGTACTTTCTGGATGCCAAACGCATAACCGACGTTTCATCCATTCTTCACTCATATCTTCAGCCTCCTAATTTAAATATTCATTCCAATATTCCAAAGTTTCGGGCTCGTTAAGTACATTCAATACATGAATACGATTGCCACGATCGTCTACAGTGATTTGATTCATAAAATCTATCCATACATATTCATCACACGGAGCCCATAGCAATGTATTACCACCCTCAACTCCATCTATTCTTAAAAATTCAAGATAGTTGTTCAATGATATCTCTCCTCCTAGAACAAGATTTCGATTTACTGTGTATTGTGCTTCTAAGACCATTGGAATGGTCGACCAGAAATACTTTTTGCTGATTGGCTCGTAAAATAATTCCTTCTCATAATTTTCATCCCCAAATTCTAAACAACTCGTGCCAAACACATCATAGGCGCACACGCGTATCTCAGTATCAGCTTCATCTGCCGCTATGCTTGTCATGATTTCTTTATCTGTATCTAAACCATGAAGTTCTATATTCTTTTGGCGATAGTCTTTATACATGCCGCTAACTATTCCAGATGCTGCCAAAACACTGTTAACCTGCTTTTTATTTAATATACCTGCTCCGAATATACAGAATAACGTAGCAACACCGCTCATGGCCGGGGCAATAAAATAAGACCAAGACGACTCAATAGCTTCTGCTACTGTGTATGCGTCCGGGTCTCCATCATGATTGATCCTAGAATCCGCTCGTATAACTTCGAGAGCTTTCGGGGTTGCCTTGGCTGTTAGTATGGCCGTACCTACAACTCCAATGCCTCCTATCACACTCAATATAGTCGAGGCGTTTTTTCTTATGAAATTTTGAAAATTCATACACTCATTCCTCCTCATTCTTTTGACAAATTTTAGCGAATAAATATCCAAGTGAAAACATTATAGCGGGAACCAAAAACGAAGATATAATTCCGGCTCCTACTAAGCACCCAACAACGAATGCTATGATAAGTATTGCAAATAAGCTTATGTATTTCATATTATTAACCCTCTAATGGCAATTGCTCTACATCGCCACCCATGACTGTCACAGAACGCATGAGACATTTCTTTTCTTCGTTCCAGTAAATTGTATCTAAAATATTATCTATATTTTCCTGTGTATCGTCGTCAAGCATTCTCATAAATTCATATGGCTTAAGCCCAGATATTCTTCTAAGTTTAGCGAGACTATCAGCGGCCCATCCTTTAAATTTAGTAGCTATAGACGAATGACAGTTCATTAGATATTGATAAAGTCCTGCTTCACATATTCCCATATTGTCGTCTGACATACGTATGACGTCATTATCATTAATGCAGTTAAAAATGTGACTCTTAGGCATATCTATTGCAGATGCAATATCTAGTATCGATCCATACCATACCCCATTAATTTCTTCGAAATGAATATTGTTTCCATTCCAATTTTCTATTCTAGTTGTGTTCATATTATCCTCCTATCTAACAGATAAGCATATCTATAATATCGTTTGATGTGTCATACATAATAGAAAAAATTGCGCTGGTGCGTATAGAATGTTCCTTATTGGAATATGCTTCCATTCTATCTCTATATGACTCAATTAAATTTAACGGCGGAGAGCACGGATTCTTACGTAATAATTCGTATATATCCTCTGCCGCTATTTTTTCAAAAATATGTAGTTCACGCTGCCATTGGTTTACTGGAATATAATGACTTCTTTTGCCATTAAAATATTCTCTCGTAATTATTTTTCGAGCATTTGTATTCGATGATTCTATCATGGTACATTCTCCTTCCACTATGATTTTAAAGTAAGTCTAATATTTGGTCGGCTGTACTGGACATAATATAAAACATTATCCTGCTTTTTATTGTTTTTGCCTTTGTATAAAAGTATTCCATTTTATCCCGATATGCTATAACAATTACGCTCGGCGCTATATTAGGATGTTTTGATATGTCATCTAAAATTTCCAATGCCGCTATTTTACTGTAATATCGTTGCTCATTATCATCGGAATCAAGAAAATACAGCTCGTTTTTCCAGCCAGAATGCTTTACAAAATTGTTATAAATCTTATATTTAATAGATCTATGCATCATTTCTGGCTCCTCTCTTATTTCTTTTTCTTTTCTACGAACCCAACTGGTTTGTGTGAATGTAGGTTCACAGGTTTGCGCAAACATTCATTACATACATCAGCATCTGGACTCTCTTTTTCATGAGTGCATCTAGGACAATATATATCAAAACGTACTTCTTTATATCCGTTCTCGTTCATCGTGTTCCTCCTTTAAATAGTAATTTTGAATTTTGTAGGATTGTCTTATCCTCCCCAAAAAAAAAAAAAAAGAAAGAATAAATTGTTGGGATCGA